TTTGAAAACAAGGGAATCATATCTGAAGCAGTGGAGCAAGTGAAAAAGCGGAGGAATAAAAGTGAGAATAACATTTCCAAATGAACTGTAATAAGTAGTAGCATATTTATAAGGCTATCTAAGAAACAAGTTGTTTACATCTTTCAGAACTGGTATCTACTGAATGGTAATCTGCTTCCACCAACCCTTCTGGTTGGTGGAAAGAAACCACTTATAAAATATTTCGCTTCCTTTATGCATCCCAGTCGAAAAAGGACAAGGGCATTGCGGGTGTACATCACTCCTTTCACCTTCTTGTTTAGTCCTTCCAGCAAAGTCTTGCTACCAGTTTTTTCTGGAACTACCTTGTGAAAAATTATGCGAAAATCGCCTTTCTGTGCCCGGATTCATCCGCAGGATCCCATGCCAAAGGGACATGGAACATGCCGGTAGCTTATCCCCCACGACTCCGGAGCATCAGGGGGTAGGGACGGTTTGGCGGCAGGTTGCCGTTAAACCGTACGATTTTCGTTTAACGAAAAAACAAGACTACAAAACAGAAGAAGAAAGCATAACGGTGTAACTGATTCATTTACAGAAACGAAAGTCTTTTATAGTCCTTCCCTGTCCGACATTAGTTTGGCAGAATAAAGCGGATAAAGGCAAACGTTCCGTTTCTTATCCGTTACCCGTTTCAGGGAGCGAAAAGCGGTGCAGAGCGTTGTCCGAAAATGACCGGGAAAGTCCTTATTTGTCTGTGTTTCACATTGTTCTAAAACTCACGAAAGCAGTAATTTTACAAACTTAAAAATGAGTGATTATGAACAACGAACTGAAAGTGTCCTTTTACATCAAAAGGGAAAAGAGCGCAACCAACGCCTGCGGCATTTATCCGGTGATTGGCAAAATCATTGTCGGCAGTACGTTAGCCCAGTTCAGCAGCAAGCTGAAAGTCGATGAACGCCTGTGGGATGTCAAGTCAGGACGTGCGACCGGAAAGAGCAGGCAAGCCGTTGAGCTGAACCGGGCGATAAACAGGATAAACCTTGCCATTCATGCCAGCTACAAGGACATCTTGAAGCGGACGGGCAAAGTCACAGCCGTGGAGGTAAAGAACGCCTTTCAGGGTGTCGCAACCGCACAGACGACCGTCATTGCCCTGTTTGAGGAAATGATGCGGGATTTCAAGGCGAGGACGGGCATAGACCGGGTGGAATCGACTTACAAGCAGTACGAGGTGCTGCACGACCAACTGAAAGACTTCCTGAAAATACAGTACCACGCAAGCGACATACCGTTTACAGAACTGGACTTGCCTTTCATCGAATCCTTGGACTTCTATTTCAGGGTAAGGCGCAAAATGAAAGCAAGAACCGTCAAATCAAGGCTCGTGCTGTTTAACAAAGTCGTCCTGCTGGCATTGCACCGCAACATCATCAGCCGACACCCGTTTGCAGGCTTTGAGACGGAGAAGATAACGGCACAAGACAAGTCGCTGACCCCCGAAGAACTGGAAAGGCTGCTTTCCACTCCCCTGAAATCGGCTACCCAGCGTTTCATCCGGGACATGTTCGTGTTCTCCGTTTTCACCGGAATATCCTACGCAGACCTTAAAAAACTGGCATGGAAAGACATTATCCGGGAGAATGACGGTAGCCTGTGGATTTCAGCAGACCGCCAAAAGACGAAAACCGCTTTCAACGTCAAGCTGCTGGATATTCCGGTTCAGATAATGGATTACTACGAGGGGTTGGCGGAGGGTGACAGCGTGTTTCCTGCCATGAGTTTGGGACAGGTAAACGTAGGGTTGAAGCGTATCGCCCGGCATTGCAAAATCAACCGGGCACTGACCTACCACATGGGACGTTATACCTTTGCGTCCCAAATCTGCCTGTCGCAAGGCGTACCGATAGAGAGCGTGAGCCGGATGCTTGGGCATACCAACATCCAAACCACCCAGCGTTACGCACGCCTGAACAACGGGAAGATAATAAGCGACATGAAAATGTTTGCCGAAAGAGTAGCCAACGAATTTAATTTTATCCCATGAAAAAAGAAAAGGGCATACAGAACAGCCGGAGCACCTTTGCCGTGCTGTTCTACCTTAATACCAGTAAGGTGAAGAAATCGGGCAAGTGTCCGGTAATGGGACGCATCACGGTGGACGGCAAGAGCACGGCTTTCAGTACCGGGCTGGAACTCCGCCCGGAAGAATGGAACGCCAAAGAGGGCGCAGCCACGGGAAACATGACGGAAGCCAAAGAGGTGAACGGGCGTATCGCCCGATGCCGCAGCGACCTGATGAAGCATTACGACATGCTGCTTGAAAACAAAAGCTACGTCACGGCTGAAACCCTGAAAAACGCCCTGCAAGGCTTCACGCTCAAACAAAACACGCTGATGCAGGAAATGGCGGCACTCGTGGAGGAAAAGCGCCTGTCGCTGGGCATTGCCATTACCGCATCCACTTACCGAAAATACATAACGATACACAAGCACCTGAAAGGTTTCCTGTATCATAAATACGAAGTATCGGACATCCTTTTCGGTCAGGTGGATTTCGCTTTCCTCGAAGCGTTCAACTATTACCTGAAAGTATGCTTGCAGTTGTCAGCCTGCACGGTGAACAACTACATGAAAATATTCCACAGCCTGATAATGCGAGCCATGAACAAGGGGCTTGTCTTTCAAGACCCGTTTTTCGAGTATGAATACGAACAGGTGACGGTACGCCGCAAATGGCTGTCTGTGGACGAGATAAAAGCAATGATGAAATCGGAGTTGAAGCACCCGACCGAAATATTCGTCCGGGACATGTTTATTTTCTCAACATTCACGGGCATATCCTACGCAGACCTTGAAAATCTGACCTATGACAATATCGGGCGGCAGGAGGACGGGACTTTGTGCGTCACCCTGAACAGGCAGAAAACAGGGTCGCTTGCGTTTATCCCGCTAACCGATATTCCCCTGCGCATAATGAAGAAGTACAAAGACACGCCCTTTGCCGGGACGGGCGGGAAAGTGTTCAAGATGTGTACCCTCACCAATGCGGACATATTACTGAAAAAGATAGCCAAGAAAGCCGGGATAGACAAACGGCTGACCTACCACATGAGCAGGCACAGCTTTGCGACCCTTTGCCTTTCAATGGGCGTACCCATTGAGACGGTCAGCAAGATGCTGGGACACCAAAGCATAGACACCACCCGCATTTATGCGAAGATAACCCGTACCAAACTGAACGAGGACATGACGAGCCTTGCCGGGCGTATCAAAGGCAGGTACAGGCTTGCACGGCAGTAAGCCCATAAAAAGCCGGCAACACAGTTTTCAAGAAAACGTGATTGCTGGCTTTCAATCAAACAATATAGAAAACAAGACAGCTATATTTCAATACTTCAATATTTCAAGAAAGCAAGACATCAATAAAACAAGATTTCATGTTTTCAAGATTTCATTTTCTGTAATGCCTTTCCAACAGGTCTAAAATCTCGCTTTCACGGTAGATGATTTTTCCCGGAAGCTGCACGTACCCCAGCAGCCCCGTGTCCCTGTAATCCTGCAACGTCCGTTTGCTGATACAAAGCCGCCTGCACACCTCATCGCCCGTCAGGTAGTGTTCACCGTTCAATACCGGGCGATAGTTCATTACCACGTACTCCACGTTTTCCAGTACCCTGTCGAGGGAGGAAAACAGTACCAACGTGGTTTCGGAATCTTTCGTTATCAAATCCATACGCCTACTTTTTAGAATTGTCCCTTACTTGGTCGAGCAGAAAGGCTTCCACGTCCGAAGCCTTGTAGTAAATCTTATTGTTAATCTGCGAATAAGGCAGTTTTCCCGTATCACGGTAAGTCTGCATCGTCCGGGCTGAAACATTCAGCAAACGGCAAGTCTCGCAGTTATCCAGCCATTTGTCACGCTTCCTGCGTAAAGGCACGCAGAGCGCATCCACACGACCCACAAAATTTTCAAACCTCTGTTTCCATAGTTCAAACGTTTTCTTTTCAATCGTCACTATTTCCATAACCGATATATTTATTCTTGTCAATACTCCGTTTTTCTTCACTGGTGCAAATATATAAGACTGAATGACTGGTTGTTTATCTCTGTCCGCAAATGACCTTGCGTGTCCGAAAATGTCTACCGCCAACCCAAGAACGGCATGAAAGAAACGAACCGATAACAAAAAAACTGTTTTT